ATGACAGGCCTCTATACAATCGGCTTACTGTCATCTGAGATATTCCGATACTCTTAGCTATACATTGCTGTGAACTGCCATGCTGTAGCAAGTATGTGATTAAATTTTTAGGAGTTTTCATGACTATAATTCTAAGTGTTGTAAAGGCAGATGTCAAACAAAAAGATTTAATCAAATTTATTAGAAAGTGCTTGCAATACGATTTCTGTTGGTACATAATTCATTCATCGACAAAACAGCAAGGGATGAAATGAGCGAACTAGACAAGGCAACTGCCCACTACCAAGAGCAATACAAGCTGGTATTGTTTCATCAGCTAGAAGATGTATTAAGAAAGTTAGTTGATGCTTCCAATAAAGGATTCAAGTCAAAACTAGCAATGGCATTATCTGATGCCATAATTGTTTTAGCTAAAGTAGAAAAAACCAAATAAGGCTCACAATGCGCAAAGTCTTCGCAACACATAATTGGATAATCGAACTCATGACCGGCTATATGGAATATACAACAGTAGGTGAAAGATCGATTTATCGCAGGACTGTTTCGTATGATGCAATTGTTTGGTGTTAGAAAAAGGAAAATGATGAAACTACTATTTGAAGTAATGGATGAGAATCCATTAGTATGCCTAACAATATTGGCAATATGTGTTCTTATAATTGGAGCGATAAATTGTCTATGACAGAGCGGAAGTGTGAGCATGGGATATCGTTTGATGATCCATGCGAGGACTGTGATGGTCCAGTACCATGCAGTGCATGTAATGGGACCGGAGAAGGTCAATTCGACTCACAACTATGTTTTGAATGTGGCGGAAAGGGAATTGAAAAATGCGAATAAAGGAGTTATCTAGATGAAGCAATCAACTGAAGAAATTAAACGTCTTCATGCAGAGATTATCGCCCGTGAGATTGCATGGGTAAATATGATAAATGGGTGGAAAAAATGATCCGTCAGTTCAAAATTTGGTATTTTAACCGGGCCATCATAGTCTTGACCCGTGATCTCAATAAGGTAACCGATTACCGTCATGCTAGTGTTTTATTTGAAGAGATTGAATACGCAAAAAATAAGTTGAAATTCCTGTGATAATTGTTGCATGTGTTTCTGAAATACATTATTCTGGAATCGTTGTACATGCATTGCCGACACAATGCATAATAGAAAAGCTAGGAATGTATCCAAGTTCTTAAATGAACAGACTCTGTCGGGGGTCGGGTACATTCCTAGCTTTTTTCGTTTTAGTTGCCATAACCTAACTGTAGGTGATAGTGGCATATCTATAATAAGGAGTTGAAATGAGTAAAATGGGGAAATACGTATTTGAACAACAAGAAGTAGAAGACCAAAATCAATCAGAGCTAAGAGGAAATGAATATGAGTATATCGACCATAATATTAGGCGAGTCAGGCAGTGGAAAAACTGCCAGCCTTCGCTATCTAAACCCAGCAGAAACGTTGCTGATTCAAGTAGTCAAAAAGCCACTCCCCTTCCGTTCTAAAGGATGGTCTTATTTCGATTCAGCTAGTAATAAGACTGGGAACATTTTTGTGTCGGACGACTGGCAAATAATGAGCGCTATTATGCGCAAGACCAAGCGCAAGGTAATCATTGTAGATGACTTTCAATACGTTCTCGCCAACGAATTTATGCGCCGCAGTGACGAACGTGGATATGACAAATTCACTGAGATTGCGAAACATGCTTGGGAACTGTTCAACGTCGCCAATACTCTAGCAGACAATGTACGTGTGTATCTGATGAGCCATACGCAAACGAACGATCAAGGCGATATCCGTTTAAAGACTATCGGTAAAATGTTAGACGAAAAAATAACGCCAGAGGGCTTATTTACTATCGTCTTACGCACTATTGTTACCGACAAGGATTACTTTTTTAGCACTAGAAATAATGGACATGATACGGTGAAGTCACCAATCGGCCTATTTGATTCGGAACGTATTCCAAATGATCTTGCAGTAATTGACGCACAAATTTCAACCTACTACGAACTTACCGGAGCAACAGAATGAGCGAATACACACTTGATACTGACGCAGCAAAGCAGGCGGACACTGGCGGTGGACGGATCACAGAGAGCGGAAAGTACATCGGTGTTTTCACCAAGGCCAAAAAAGTCGTCAGCAAAAAAGGAACAAAAGGTATTGAATTTACGTTTGCATCTAATGGCGGACAAACTGCTGACTATCTGAGCATATGGACACTTAATTCAGCAGGTGAGCAAATTTATGGCTACAAGCAGTTAATGGCAATGATGACATGCCTACTCGTTAAGGGAATAGATACAACGCTAGCGACAGTCGAAGAATACGACAGTAATACGCAAAGTATGCAGTCCCACCGAGTCGAGGTATTTGCAGATCTACAAAACAAGCCAATCGGAATTCTGCTGCAAATGGAAGAATATATGAAAAAGGATGGATCAATAAGCGAGAAGGCGTCATTTTCTGCTTTCTTCAATGCAGAATCAGAGCAAGTAGCTACCGAAATCTTAGAAAAATCCGATCCAACTATCTTGAAAAAGCTCGTTGGGCAATTAACGACCGTACGCAAGTTAAAGGTATCAGCTAGGCCGGTGCAAGGCTACCAAGGCGGCACTAGTGCTCCTGATAATTTTGATGATTCTGTGCCATTCTAACTAACATGGAGAGCGGCCTAACCAGCCGCGTAAATAACATGGATATAACACTTTTTCATGGCACACGCGAATTCACTGCTGAACTTAATGTAGACCAAGACACCGGGGAAATATTATCTGAATTCCCGCTTGATATTTTGGTACAGAGAAATCCTATTGGTACTGCTGCATTCATACTAAACACGATAGCAACTGCCGATATGATTGATGTACATATAAAGACTATGCAAGCCAAGAAGAAAGCACTAACTAATAATGCAGAACGTGCTAAAGAAGCATTAAAACAAGTTATGCAGATAACAGGTGTATTCCGCGTGGAATCACTAGATAAGACATTTAAAGCTATCTTACATAAAGAGCGGGATAAATCAGTAGAAATATTTAATGAAGATATGATCCCAAGTGACTATATGCAAGAAATTCCAGCTACATATACACCAGATAAAATCCTAATAATGAAATCGATGAAAGAAGGTTTTGAAATCCCCGGTGTACGAATAATTGCTAAAGATCGACTTGAGGTGAAATGATGCTTAAAATAGATTTCAACACTGAATCAACGCTAGTTAGAATTAAGCAAATACTTGATACACTTAAAATACAGCCGATGACGACAAATGAACTTTCTGTTGAGTTAGGAATATCGGCTGCTGGACTTAGGCCTTACATCACACATCTACGTGATTCAAAATTCATAAAAAAGCATTCTATGCAGCATCGTGCAATAGTCTATAAAGGAACTGGTATTTATTCCCCGCCTGACAATTGGATGATGATGTCTCGCTTGATCAGGTTAAGTAAGATCAAACCATTCAGAGATGAATTGTGTATTGCGTTCTATGGTAATGCTAAGGTTCCATCCCATTCTTTCTAATGAAATCTTGGGCGGCACGACCTGTTGCTGCTACCTCTTCTGATTCCATAATCAATCTCTTAACAGCTTCGTCCATGATTGGAGAAAGTACCCAACTGGCGGGATCAATCCCATTACTGCCATTGGCGCTTTGGGCATCGGTTTGTCTGGAAGTGCTACTACATAACTTGGTACTGATGTGCAGGCGCTGAGACTGAGCAATAGTAGTACGGATATTAGCGATTTCATTGTCATGAGCCTTTTGGATATTGTTACTGGTTGAAAGTTGTATATTGGCTAACTGTTTGTTTTTTTCGGTACGCTTATCGATTTCCTCTTTAGCTAAAATTTTTTGAGTAATCACATATGCATCCCATTTTCTCTGCACTTCATGCCGCCCATGAAACTCACAGCACAGACACAACACAATCAGTGCTAGAAGCCAATAACACCATGATGGGATATTCATATACCTCCCAAACATTGGGTATGAACACGTAATCTGTCTTTCCATAATCCATAGCATATTTTATTACTAGGAGTAGAACAGTCAAACCCCCTGAACATCTTGAACATAAGAATCCCCTCACATGCACCCATGTAATTACTAGCATTTAGTCGCCTTACGGCTGTTGAGTTACAAAATGCGGCTGGTCCAATGTTATAAGAAAGGTTAGTGTAAGCATCATATTCATACTGATGTAGTGGTACATTGACACATTGCTTAATAGCTCCCTCGAACTTAGATGAGTCACTTAGGGCACGTTGTACAGCTTTCACAGGTGTAATCTTATCACCTATTTTTACTCCATTAGTTGTACCAAAACCTATTGTCAGAACATCGCCAGGAACAGGTATAACTGCCTTATCTGTATATCCCTCCCGAGTAAGTATTCCAACAAATGCCGCGGCTGACAGCGACAGCGCGGCAATTGGGATCCGGAGATTATCAGGTAGCTTCATCGCTTCTACCTCTCAGCTTCATCCAGTCGCGTAAAAATTTCTTCCATATCCACTCGCTGATCAAAAGGAGCGTGTACACTAGCGCAGCTATGCTAGCAGCATCCGACCAATTAGATATGCCAGCGGCTGCCAAGACAGAAATAGCTTTGATTACAGGAGCAGTTACTGTTGATTCTTCCATTATTGATGCCTCACAATTCCAGTGCATGTAGTAGCATTTGTAAGACCACTAACAATTAAGCGAAGAAATCCGCCATTATTTGAGGCTGTTACCGTTTTCGTAGCAAACCCAGCATCGGCTATAGCAGCCGTAAATACAACACGACCTGATAAAAGAATCGTGCCACCATCGACTATTCCTAATGCGTAGTTAATAAACTCGTAATTTGCAAAATTAATTTTCGTATCTACGGTGACAGTGGTAGAGGTCACCGTGACAGTACAAAATGGAACGGTTCCTGCTGCTGGGATTCCACTATATCCTCCGTACAGCATGGGATTTACACCAGAATGAACTTGCGCCTTACTTACAACTAATCCTGTTCCTTGGTTATAAATCGATTTAACGTAATCAACGCGAATGGTATCTCCCAAGTTATAGACGGCGGGAATTGCAGGAACGACATTACTAACTGATGTGCTATCACCTGGAATTTCAATCAGCATCCCATTTGAGAAATTTGCTGATAGTAGAAAATTTGCAGGTGTATTAAATTTATTATTTAAGCAAAACTTGCCGCTTAAAATAGTATTCCCAGAAATCGCATTTGTTGTGTTATTGAACCAGCAATCATCGACAACAATGTTTTCAT